ATGGTGGATGGACTATCGGCCGACGGGCATCACAGAGCACTGTCTGCGCGACGGTTGCTTGTGCGCTGGTCACGCATTTCGCGACACGCCAAGAGACGGATCTTGACATCATGGTCTTTTGATTGTAACGCTCGGGCAAAATTAGCGCATGGGATTATTTGATCGATTCACTGCAGCCAAGCCGATTGATAACATCGTCGATGCGTCATTGGCTCCGGTCAATTCACTCGATTCAATCGGTGCGCCATATTTTGGCGGCATTCAATCAGCGTCTCGATCCGAGGCGATGGGCGTGCCAGTAATCGCACGCGCTCGCGGAATCATTTGCTCGACTGTGGCATCACTGCCATTGGAGACAAAGAACAAATCCACAAGAGAGACAGTCTCATCAGCTCGCGTGATCAATCAGCCTGATCCACGAATCACAGGCGCAGAATTTTGGGCATGGATTGCTGAGGATTTGCTATTCCGTCCAGCGGCTTATGCAGTCGTCACCCAACGATATGCAGACACCGGACGCATTCAAGCGATGGAGCGAGTTGCGCCTGAGCGCGTCGGCGTCTTTACAAATGCCAACGGCACACAGATCGAAAGCTACACAGTCGATGGAATTACAATCGCGCCTGAGCAGCTTGTGGTCTTTGGCAACATGCAAGAAGGATTGCTTAATCGCGCAGGCCGCACAGTAAGAGCTGCACATGCTTTGGAGCGCGCTGCCTACGATTTCGCATTGAATCCTGCGCCACAAATGGTCGTCAAAACAAATGGCACAAACTTGCCAAAGGAGCGACTCCAGGCACTTAAAGAAACATTCTTAAATCGCACATCAAAGTCAGTCACAGTGCTCAATGCAGATGTATCACTGGAGACTGTCGGATTTGATCCAAAGCAATTGCAAATGAATGAAGCGCGTCAATATCTTGCACTTGAATTGTGTCGCGCTATTGGTATGCCAGCATGGTTCGCATCAGCTGATCCATCGAGCACGACTTATTCCAACGCTGTCAATCAGCGTCGTGATCTCATCGATTTTTCAATTCGTCCGATCCTCACAATCATTGAACAAAGGCTTTCATTGACGGATTTCACCCCAGCCTCAGAATATGTGCGTTATGACTTGGACGATTTCTTGCGCGGCAATCCCTACGAAAGAGCGCAAGTGTACGAAATCCTAAATCGCATTGGTGCAATGACCATTGACGAAATCAGAGAAGCAGAGGACATCATCGGATGAAACTGACAACACCAATCACAATCACTGCAGCCGATTCGGAATCTCGCACGATTTCCGGTCGCATCGTCGCATTTGATGAGCCTGCAAATGCCAGCACTGGCAAAGTCGTATTTGCAAAAGGATCGATTGAGCCTCAGCAAGTATTCTTGAATCTTGAGCACGATCGCACACGCCGAATTGGTCGCAGCATGGAAATGTCACTCGATGGCGATTCAGCAATCAACGCGACATTCAAGATCAGCTCGACACAAGCTGGAAATGACGCACTGATCGAAGCGATGGACGGATTGCGCGATGGATTCAGCGTGGAATTGGCCGTCGATGATTATGTCCAAGAAAAGGGATACATGAAAGTCTTGAAGGCTGAGCTCACAGGCGTTGCGCTTGTCTCAGAGCCTGCAGTGCGATCAGCTCGCGTTGCAGAAGTCGCAGCGACAGAAGGCGATGAAGATTCCACATCCACACCGGATGAGGATGCAACACCAACACCAACAACAGAAGGAGACGAAGTGGAAAACACCGTCACAGACGCGGCAGCCGTTACAGAGACGGTTGAAGCCGCACAGTCAGTCACAGCCGCCAGCACCACTGGCGTATTCACAGCAAAGCCACGCTTAGATTTCTCAGCTACAAAGCAGCTTGAGATGACAATCAAGGCAGCAATGGGATCTGAAGATGCACGCGCATATGTACGCGCAGCAGCAGACACCACAGACAATGCTGGTCTCGTACCAACACGCCAGCTCACCACCGTGATCAACGGCCTAGCAAATGCGACAAGAAGCAACATCGATGCCGTCAGCCGCGGGACCCTGCCTGACGCTGGCATGTCCTTTGAGATTCCAAAGATCACACAGCTCCCATCAGTAACTGAAGAAGCCGAAGGCGGCACAGTTGCAGATGTCGATCAAAACTCAGAATTTTTGAGCGTGAGTGTTAAGAAGTACAGCGGATCTCAGACATTCTCCGTTGAGCTTTTTGATCGCTCATCACCATTATTCGTTGATGAATTGATGCGCAACATGGCTGCACAATATGCAAAAGTTACTGATACTGCAGTGAATGCAGCATTGATCGCTGGTGCATCAGCTGACGCAACAACCACGACAACATATCCAACAGCTGCCGAATTGCTTGGCATCATTGCTCGCGGTGCTGCATCAGTTTATGCAGGCACGCAAGGCTTTGCTCGCAATATCATCATGAATACATCCCAATGGTCAAACGCGATGTCACTAAACGACAGTGGACGACCAATTTACAACGCATCACAGCCATCAAACGCTGGCGGCGTAGTTCGTCCAGATTCAGTCCGCGGCAACATTGCTGGACTTGATCTCTATGTAACAGCTAACACAGCTGCAACAACAGACACAGATGGATCAATCTTGATCGTCAATCCTGATGCCTACACATGGTATGAGTCACCAACATTCCAGCTGCGCGCAGATGTAATCGCAACCGGACAAATCTCAATCATGATGTATGGCTATGGAGCCATCGCCACGAAAATTGGCTCAGGAGCGTTCAAGAATAACAAGCAGTAATTTCCACCAATTAACCATCGGCCATTTCGCTCCCGAGGTGGCCGAGCAGTAGAAGGGATGAGCTCATGTCAGCAATCGTTACAGCCTCACAGCTGAGATCAATTCTTGGCGTGAGCTCATCTCTCTACAATGACGCCTATTTGGACGACATCATTGACACGGCCGAAGGCGTGATCCTGCCAATCCTTACGCAAAACACGACAGCGATCACTGAGTACAAATTGGCCAGCAATGTCGCTTATTTCTACACACGGGAGCCACACACTTTTGCAGTCGGCCAGTCAGTCGTCGTCACAAAGATGCCGTCGCCATTTACTGCCACATTTACAGTCACAAAGGCTGAGGATCTCTACTTTACGGCCGCACTAACAAATGCAGATGTCTCGATCCGTCAGATCATTCCGAATGGCACTGCAACCTTATCCGGCTATGGTGCGGCCACTTATTACATCGGCAACCCCAATGTCGAAAGCGCAATCCTTGCAGTCGCGGTCGAAGTATTCCAAAGCCGCACAGCTGCAGGCGGTCAGATCGAAGGCGTGGACTTTAGCCCGACGCCATTCAGAATGGGGCGCAGCTTGACAAATCGCTGCATCGGATTGCTCGGTGATTTGGTCGATACTCGATCGATGGTGAGCTGATGCCAGCATCAACCATCGCCACAAGCGTCCGAGGTGCAATCAAGACAGCAATCGCAGGCGTCGCAGCCAATACTTATGACTCAGTGCCTGAATCGCCAATCGTGCCATTTGCTGCCGTCGTGCCAGCATCGCCATATCTTGAAGCCAATCTCATCGGCACTTCAACGCGTGTCAAAGTCAATCTCGTCATCACTGTCGGCGTTGCAATGTACTCAAATGCCGCCGCGCTCGACAACATCGAGCAGCTAGTCATGAGCATTCTGGCGGTTATTCCGTCAGGTTACACAGTCGGCTCTGTGTCTAATCCAACGCCAATTTCAATCGGAGCGTCCGACATTCTCGCTTGCGAGATTGAAATATCCACTCAATACACACAAACAAACTAGGAGACAAGCTATGCCAACGACCGTCATCACCGGACGCGATCTAGTATTGACGATCGCGACTGTCAACTATGATGCACAAGCTTCATCAGTAACACTCTCAAATGAGCACACCATCGAGACATATCAGACACTTGATGGCCGTGCATACAAGGCCATTGATGATCAATGGACACTTGAAGTCGAAATGCTTGCAGACTGGGGCGCATCAGGATCACTGTGCGAATCACTTTGGACAGCATGCGAATCAGCACCAAATACCACTTTGGCTGTATCACTCACAGCTGTGACTGGCGCAGTGTTCACATGCAATGTGTTGCCAGTGTTCCCATCCGTCGGCGGTTCAGCACCGGATGCACAGACTGTCTCACTATCATTCACAGTGGTTGGTACACCTACCGAGACATTTAGCTAAGAAGGAGATCGGGAGCATGAAAACAAATATCACAATTGAATACACATCGGGCGAGGTTGCCACTTATGTGGCAGCTCCGCCTGAGTGGTGCAAATGGGAAAACAAGACAGGCCACACCATCACGCAAGCTGCAGAGAAGATCGGGGTCTCTGATCTTTTGTTCTTGGCATATCACGCCATGAAGCGCGAAGCCGCTGGCAAGGCCGTCAAGCCTTATGAAGCATGGATCGAGACAGTCTCGGACATTACGACTGAGGTGGCAGACAGCCCAAAAGTTACGCCGCTGGAAGCTTAAATCGCACCATCGTTGAGCTGGCAATTGCCACTCAAATCCCGATGAGTGAATGGCAGACGGCGGAGCAGATTATGACGGCGATCGAGATTCTGGAGAAACGGAATGGCTAAATCAGGCAAAGGCACGATGGCCATCACCGTTGAGCCAACCGAATTCCGAAATCTCATCAGATTGCTTGGCTCATTGCCTGCCGAATCTCAGCAAGAGATCCGTGATCGAGCTTTGCCACTGTCTCAAAGATTTGCCGGACAATTGCTTATGTTCGCACAAGCATCGAGGACGCCAGTGGCCGTCAAGGTCGCTGAATCATTGGTCGCCAAGCGCGATCGATTGATCCGCGTCGATGTCGGCGGTACAAAAAAAGTCGGTCGCAAATACGGCGGCGAAAAGCGCAAAGGCGGCAAAGTCGTCAAGCAAGGTCAAGCTGTTGCAGGCGCATTGCTTTGGGGATCTGAATACGGATCACATCGCGGCGTCGATCGACGCGGTCGCGCTTACTCTGACAGATTCAAGGCTCCGTATAACAAGTCGGGCTATTGGATCAATCCTGCGATGGATTATTATTTGCCTATCATTGCAAGAGAATATGCACAGATGGTGCAGGATGTGGTCAAGAAGGCAGGGATGGACTGATGGCAATTCCAAAGGTCAAGATAACTTTTGACGCCGATCTCGATGGCTTACGCAAAGGCGTCAATGGCGCATCAAATGAAGTCGAAGGTTTTGGCAGTAAGGTCTCAAAATTTGGCAAGATGGCAGGCGCGGCATTTGCTGCAGCTGGCGTCGCTGCCGCGGCTTATGCTGGAAAATTGCTGGTCGATGGCGTCAAAGCCGCGATCGAGGATGAAGCTGCACAGGCCAAGTTAGCGACAACGCTTACCAATGTTACGGGCGCAACCAATGCCCAGATCGCAGCTGTGGAATCCCAGATCACCAAGACATCCTTGCTTACTGGGCTAACTGATGATGAATTGCGTCCAAGTTTTGAGCGATTTGTGCGCGCTACAAATGACGCCGATGCAGCTCTCAAATTGCAGGCAGTTGCCATCGATGTCGCAGCTGGATCCGGTAAGTCGCTCGAAGCCGTAACCAATGCGATGGCCAAAGCTCAAGAAGGCAATGCCGCATCACTGGCCAAGCTAGGCATCGGATTATCAGCTGCCGAGCTCAAGACCATGTCGATGGAGCAGATCACTGCGAAATTGGCTGAGACATTTGGCGGACAAGCTGCACAGCAAGCCGACACATTTCAAGGCAAAATGCAGCGGCTGCAAGTCGCATTTGCAGAAGGCAAAGAGACTGTCGGATCTTTCGTGCTCGATGCCATCACACCGATGGTCAGCGGCTTTGTCAATAATGTCATCCCAGCTGTGCAGAAATTGGCTGAGGAGCTCGGGCCAAAACTGACGCCAATTTTCATCGCTTTGCGAGATTACATTCAGAATTCTGTCATTCCTACATTCACGGCCATTTGGCAATTCCTGACTGAATATGTCATCCCAGCCATCGGCAGTGTGCTCACGCCAATCATCGATGGTCTGCGATCAGCATTTGAAAAGGTCACAGCAAAGATTGCTGAGAATGAGACAAAGCTCAAGCCATTCAAGGCATTGATCGAAGTCATTGCCAAAGTCATTCGAGATGTGGTCGCTCCGGTAGTTGGCAAGGTACTGGGCACAGCATTTGACAATCTTGGCACTGCCATCAGCTTTGTCATTGGCTTATTCGCCAATCTTGTGGATGTTGTCAATAAAGCATTCAATGCGATCAAAGCAATTGTCAATTTTATTAAGAATAATCCAGTGACACAGGCAATTGGTGGAGCGATCGACAACATCTTTGGCGGCGGTCGAGCCAATGGTGGCCCAGTCAATGCTGGCACAAGCTATGTCGTAGGCGAGCGCGGCCCAGAATTATTCGTGCCAAATACATCGGGCAAGATCATTCCAAATGGCGGCGCAGGCGGTGGATCAACAATCAATGTGACAGTCAATGGCGCGATCGATGCCGAAGGTACAGCGCGCACCATCGTCGATGTGCTCAATCGGTCATTCAGCCGTGGCACATTGGGAGCTCTGAATTTCCAGTCATGACAATTTGGACTCCTGAATGGTCACTCACAGTCAATGGATCAAATGACTATGCAAGCTTGACTTTGGCCGATGTTGCTATCACATCAGGCCGAACCGATATTTACAGCCAAGCCACTGCAGGATATGCCAGCTTTACCATCTTAAATTTTGACGATACGCCAGTGACAATCAATCTGAATGATCAAGTCAATATCAAAGTCAAAGATTCGACAGGCACATTTGTGAACATTTTCGGCGGATATGTCACCGATCTTGATCTTGAAGTGCGTGCATCAGGTACTGGCGGCATGGTGCAAAACATGAAGGTGATTGCGCTTGGAGCTTTGTCAAAACTGCCAAAATCTCTCACAGAAGGAGTTCTATCAAAGGCTTTTGATGGTGATCAAATATACACAATCCTTTCAGCTTTGCTTTTTAATTCATGGAATGAAGTGCCAGCGGCATTGACTTGGGCGACCTATGATCCATTAACTACATGGGCAGAAGCTGAAAATTCAGGACTTGGAGAGATCGATCGTCCAGGAGACTATGAGCTCACAGCTCGATCAGCATCCGTCACGGATGTATATTCACTCGTGGCAGCTCTGGCCAATTCTGGCCTCGGGTATCTATACGAAGACAGTCAAGGTCGCATTTGCTATGCAGACAGCACACATCGAAATGCTTATCTAACAGCCAACGGCTATGTCGTCGTATCAGGCAACACTGCACTGGCCAACGGCATCAAGACATCATTGAGGTCTGGCGATATTCGCAACGCATTGAGCATTACATATAAAAACAATCAGACTGTCTCAGCTGAGGACGCGGCATCCATTGCTTTGTACGGATACCAAGCCCAATCAATTTCGACCACTTTGGAAAACGGTGCAGACGCCACATCTCAGGCCAATTTCTATTTGGGAATCCGAGCCAATCCACAAGCCCAATTTCGATCAATAACCTTTCCGCTAGGCAATCCCGAGATCGACGACATCGATCGTGATGATTTGCTCAATGTGTTCATGGGGCAACCGATTGACATCACCGATCTGCCGGACAACATCGCCGACGGACGCTTTCAAGGATTTGTCGAAGGCTGGACATTTTCGGCATCTTACAATGGACTTTCGCTGACACTTACTGTTTCGCCTACGGCTTATAGCTTGCAGGCGGCTCGATGGAACACTGTGAGTGTTGCCGAGACTTGGAACACTGTGTCAAATACACTTGAATGGATAGACGCCACGCAAGTCTACTAAGGAGAAAGAATGGCAACGACAACGAATTATGGCTGGGTAACACCGGATGACACTAGCCTTGTCAAAGATGGCGCGGCCGCCATCCGCACACTTGGCTCATCTGTCGATACGACAACAAAGGCTCTTAACCCATCTACTACGCTTGGTGATGTCGAATATCGATCTGCAACGGCTAACACAAATACTCGTTTAGGAATTGGTACAACTGGTCAAGTTTTAACTGTTACGGGTGGAGTACCCGTCTGGGCAACCCCAGCCGCTGGCGGTGCAATGACATCAATCGCATCAGGATCACTTTCGGGATCATCATTGAACTTGACCTCGATCGCTGGCACATATAAAGATTTGAAATTGGTAGTCAGAAATGTCAGCATTGCTTCAAATAATGATATTAGGTTCACCATAAATGGTCGAGGAAGTGACTATTCAATTTATTGGGCAGAATTTACAGGTGGATCTGTTACAAATGCATCAACCGCATCGCAAGGCAATTACAGCCTAAATTACAACACAATCAAAGCCGGACCATCAATGACTGTCGAAATTAATTTTCCAGATTATGCAAACACTACGACAAGAAAACAATTTGACACTCAAATGAGCTATGAAAATGCATCATCGGCCAGAAGTGGCGCGACAACTTATGGTTATTATTCTGGAACTGGCTTGAACGATGCAATAACTACAATTAATTTTAGCTCAGGCGCAAGCTTTTCTACTGGTACTTATATCTTATACGGAGTGAACTAATGAAAATCATCGATCATAATGTAGAAACTGGCGAAGTAATCGAACGCGATGCAACGCTCGAAGAAATTCAACAGCACGAATTATATGCGGCAGAAACGGCAGCCAAAGCCGAAGCCGAATCGGACAAGGTTGCTGCTAAGGCTGCACTGCTTGAGCGACTAGGTATTACAGCTGATGAAGCGAAATTACTTTTAGGATGAGTTATCCAGTCGGATCAGCTCCACACGCAATTGAGATCGCCAAAGCCGAGATCGGCTATGTCGAGACACCGGACAACATCACTAAATTTGGCGAATTTACAAAGGCAAATGGATTGCCGTGGTGCGGATCGTTTTGCAATTGGGTGCTGGCACAAGCTGGCGTCAAGGTGCATTCAGTCGTCTCCACAGCTGTCGGAGCTCATAAGTTTAAGGAGATTGGCCGCTGGCATGAAGTACCTGCAATCGGCGATTTTGCATTCATGGATTTTCCGCATGATGGGGTCGATCGCATTTCGCACATTGGCATCGTCGTCGGCATCAACGGCAAGACAGTGACTTGCATTGAAGGCAACACATCCGGCACAGGCGATCAGCGCAATGGCGGAATGGTCATGGTTAAGCAACGCACAATCGGCAAAGAAGTCGTCGGCTTTGGCCGTCCGAAATATGTGCCATATAAAGGCGAATTTCCAAAGGTAGAAATGCCATCACCAACAAAGGCAGAAAAGCCAAAGAAGGAGAAAAAATGAAGCAAATGAAAGCAGTTGCAGCAAGCTGGGCTCGGTCATTTATGGCTGCAGCTCTTGCGCTGTACATGGCAGGCGAGACAGATCCAAAGACATTGGCGATGGCTGGCGCAGCCGCTGTCGCACCGGTAATCCTGCGATGGTTAAATCCAAAGGATCAGGCTTTCGGGTTATTGGGGAAGTGACTCGGAAGGTACTGACGGCAGCTCTAGGGTTATCGCTTTCGCTAGGGCTGTCGTCATGTGCTTATCAAGGATGGACACGATATGAGTGCCAAGAATTTGAGAACTGGCAAAAGCCTGAGTGCAATCCGCCACAGTGTAAAGCTACGGGAGTCTGTACTGAGGACATATATGGAGAGGATCCAAATGGGTTTGCGTCATCAACGCCGTCTGACCAATGAGCAGCTTAAAGCTCGCCTGATTGTATTCATTGGCGTCTGCCTAGCTCTCACATTTGCATTTTCGGTCGCTGGCATGCTTTACGCATTGATCTTTGTAACTCAGCCGCTAGGCGATCAAGCTCCCAATGATCGAGCATTCATTGAGCTACTTTCAACGCTTACAATTTTCTTGACTGGGGCATTGGGATCAGTGCTGGCATCAAATGGATTGAAAGACAAGCCAAAATCTATGGATGACACGCCGAAAAACACGCAGGATTCTTGACCTTGTCAGCCGATTGGTTCATGCTCTTACTTGGGAGCAAGCCTTGCCACGGGTCAGGCGAAATGCAGGGCTTGCTCCCCTAACAGAAACGGGAGCAAAATGACAACAGAACAAATCATCGGCTTTGCAGTATTGGCACAGCTGGCAATCTCCACACTTTTGTATTCAATGGGATACAGGGATGGCAAATCAGTCGGATACCATCATGGCCGATCTGTCGGCATGGCTATGGGCAAGACAAAGGCGGTCAAATAAATGGCCGGATTCTTGGATGGATATGAGGATGTGGCTGCACGCATCAAAAGACTGCACAGCACATTTCCATCAAATCGCGTGGAGACATCGATCATCGATTTCAATGCTCAAGCTGGCTACATCCTTGTGGAATGCCGGATCTATCGTGAATATGAGGATGAGAAGCCATCGGCTATCGATTACGCATTTGGACGGGTCGAATCTTACAATCCCAGCATGAAGCGATGGTTCGTCGAGGATACTGTCACATCCGCTATCGGACGCTGTGCAGGGCTACTGCTTGGCTCTGAGACAAGGCCGACAAAGCAAAACATGGAGCAAGTCGAAACAATGCCAAAGGCATTTGTGGACAAGATTGAGGATGATCCGTGGTCAAAGCCATTTGTTGAGGATGGATTTGCTACAGCTGCAACAGGTATTGCTGAGATCGTCAATCAGCTTGGCGGTGAGCTGATCGGTGAAGCTCCACAGTGCAAGCACGGTCACATGATTCTCAAGACAGGATCCAGCCCAAAGACAGGAAAAGATTATCGAGGACATGTCTGCCCAGAAAAGGTCAAGGCCAATCAATGTCCGGCAATTTGGTACACACTCGGATCAGATGGAAAATGGAAGGTGCAAAGCTGATGGCTGACATGCAGATGATCAAGATCGCCACAGGCGAGCGCACACGATTCATGCAAGATGGCACAGTCACCAAAGATCAAGTCGATCCACCGAAGATCGAATGGTGCGATCGATGCGAGACATTCAAGCGATTTGATGGCGGTCGATATGACACAGTCATGGGATCGCCTGAACTGTGGTACTGCGAGCTCTGCAAATGAAGATGAAAGTGTCATTCGATGACATGATTGAATCGATCGAGATTGCATTGCTTAGGATCAAAGAGATCAACGGGCGACCGGATCATTCATCGAGGTACGACAAGAATCTGTCATTCCATGAATATGTCTGCCAATTGGCCGAATCAATCTGCGCTGAGATTGTGGTGGCTCGCTACTTTGGAAATAAGGATTTCAAGCCGACAGTGAACACATTTAAGACACAAGCTGATGTCGGATCAAGGATCGAAGTTAAATGGACAAAGTACGACTCAGGCGCACTGATCATCGGTGAGACTGATCGCAATTCAGACATCGCTGTGCTAGTCACGGGCAAATCGCCTGTCTATGAGATCCGAGGATGGATTCCGGTATCAATCGCCAAAGATAAACGCTGGAAGCGTCGAGACAATCCATCATTTTGGGTCGAGCAATACAATTTACATCCCATCGAGAATTTGAGGAGATCCAGTCATGGAGATGCTGCGCTTTCAATGTAGGGTCGAAAAGAAAATCACCAATCACGGCGTCAAAATGGATGAAGTAAAGCTGGGAGATGGCAAGGTCCTTGTGCAATGCTTGGGATGTGGCGTCATGGGCGTCATGGATCGGAGCGATGCACATGCCTGAGTATGAATATCGATGCGAAGTCTGCAGCGAGGTCAAAGCTGTGAAAAGGCCAATCACTGATGAGCTTGATCGAGCACCATATTGCGATGGTTGCACAATCCCAATGGCAAGGATCTACAGTGCCAATCCGGTGCATTTCAAGGGTCGTGGCTGGGGTGGCGATAAATGAAGCCTGTGGATAACCTGTGGACGACACGCAGGAGACGCGCTCAACTTATCCACATTCTTGACTCATCCTTGACAGTGCCGCTACCGTCCAGCTCTGCAAGCGAGCGGCTGAAGCCGTGTAGCTCGCTAAGGAGACTGGCGGTTCGGGGAGCTCTTTGCCTAATTACAGGCTCGGTTGTCTTACAGATGCAACCCGTACAAGCTGCAACACATGCTGATCAATATCGTCTCTATGCTCATTCAAGGATTATTGATTGGAAGCAATTCAATTGCTTTGCCAAGATTATTCACAAAGAATCTCGATGGAATCCAAGTGCTCGCAATGGCTCACACTTTGGGCTAGGTCAGATGAGATCACAGTGGTATCGCAATCTTGATCCATATCGTCAGATTGATCAGACCATCAAATACATTACAAATCGTTATCAAACACCATGCAAGGCATGGGCATTCCATGAGCGTAAGGGATGGTACTGATGAGCCTGCACTCACAGCGTAAAGCCAACAGCGCACAGTGGAAAAAGATCCGGTTGAGGATACTTACAAGAGATGGGCGTGAATGCTATTGGTGCGGCATGGATGCAGACACAGTCGATCACATCATCCCAGTGGCAAAGGGTGGACTCGACATTGATGACAATCTTGTGGCAGCTTGTAGGAAATGCAATTTCAGCAAGCGTGACAAGTTACCTGATGAGTTCATTATGGAGAAAATGAGACGGGGTAGTCTTTTTCCTGAGACTGATTCCAC